AGTCCAACTTCGTAAGCCACATCTTGGAGGGTGCGTCCAGTCTGAATTGACCCGCTTCCCGCATCGTGCGGCATGTAGTGAGTGCCATATACATATGGCCGTTGCTGTAGTATTTTTGCATAATGGGCTATGCCCTCTCCACTGTTTTCGTAGAAGTCGATGATGCGTAACTCGCCGCCGATCTCTTGCCAGAACGTAATGGATGTGCTGTCGCCATATCCGATGTCGAATGCTGTATGTACCGGGCAACGAGTATCATAAGGGACTTTGCAGATGCGTTGCTCTTCACGAGCCTTCTCAATGAGACGACCATAATAGCTTCCCTCAACGCCTCGGTTGAAGGAGCAATAGTATTCCTGTTGTATATGATCTTCACTTGTACCCTCTAGTCTGAGCTTAGCCATATCCTCTTCATTGAGGACATTCGTATCTTTGATGCTAAGAACCTGGCAGAACCAATCTTTATTGGTCTTGGCCATGTTCATTAGATCGTAAAAGTGATTTTTTCCGCGAGGTGTAGAAATAAATAAAGCAAACCCTTTATTAACGTCCAATATAGGGCGTAAGTACTCCCAAGCAGCAGGAGACTGGATTGCGTATTCACTAAAGATGATGATCTTAGGGTTTGTACCAACGAGGGAGTCAATGTTATCAGAGCCAATAAGTTGATAGACAGATCCATTAGTAAACCTGATTTGCATTTGCTGACCGTTCTTGGATTCTATAACTTCTTTAGGGATGTAGTCCAAGAGTCGGAGAGATTCGTTTGTGTTGGCATCCCAGATGACCTTTTTTGCTTGGCTGTATGTGGGGAGTATGTGAAAGCAAGTCCATCCTGGATTGAGAAGGAGCTGGAAGATAGCCCAGTTGAAGGCGAGGATGTCTTTCCCGGCTCTTCGATGGGCAACGAATACAGCGCGTTTCGTTCCACTATTTAATGCTTTTATCAGGGGTATTTGGTACTGCCTGGGCTGAAATGCTAAGGCCACTTCCGAGACCGTCATGGTTTACCTGTACGATAACTTTTTGAGGGATTCTATTTGGATCATCAAAATCCTTTTCACCGAGATGAACTTTGCCAAGCCAAATACTCATTGCAGTATTTTTTTTTGCTAAAACGCGACGGTCACGACGAAAGGAAGGGGTTCCGGCATCAAAAAACCTTTTATAGGTTACCGAATATTCCTCCCTATAACGTTCTTTGACTCTGGATCTTAGAGTTTCAGCACATATTTTTAGAAGTGCTGCAATTTCTTCGGTTGTGCACCAAATGCCACAAAGTTGCTCAAATTGTTCAAAGTCAATTTGTTTAGGAGGTGGGCCTATTGGCTTTCCGGTTGGTTTTCTTGCCATTCAATAGATTCTCCGTTTTTCTTGATAGTAAACGGTCTATTGTTTTTGGTCATGTACTTTGTCCATCTGTTGACGATAATGTCGCAGTAGGCAGGAGAAAGTTCGATGCCATAGCATGTGCGGTTTAGCTGTTCTGCTGCGATGAGAGTTGTGCCTGAGCCTAGGAATGGATCGTAAACACCCTCGCCTTTGGCTGTGTTGTTACGGATTGGTCTAGCCATACATTCAATAGGCTTTTGTGTACTATGCGCTGTACGTTCTTCTCCATCTTCTTTAGACTTACCGAAGCAATTAAGGTTGGCAATTTCCCATAGCGTAGATTCTTTACGTGATCCTTGCCAATTGTGTTGATGACCTTTTTTGATAGCATACCAACATGGTTCGTGTTGCCAATGATAATCACCTCGTGATAATGCAAAGTGTTGTTTTGCCCATATTATTTGACTTATTATCTCGTATTCTGAATCAGTAAGGCTTTTTTCAACTTCACCGCAATATTTACCAGCATGCCAAACGTAAGCAATAGAACCAGGGAATAGATGCCAAGCTAAAGACCAGTTTACTTGTCCGTCGTTTTGAACCTTTCCCATTGCTCGCGCTGCAACACCATGTTTACCTTTAATGTCTTTACGCCAGGAAGGGTCATATTCAACCCCATAAGGAGGATCTGTGACCATAAGGATTGGCGTTTGTCCATTTAGGCATTTATCTACGTATTCAGGAAGTGTACTATCACCGCAGACTAAGCGATGATCGTTAAGCTCATAGATATCTCCTAGCTTGGTGATGGCATCTTCATCTTTTCCAGGCTCAAGGATCTCGCTGTCTTCTTCGGTAGTGGATTCAACGGCCTCGGCCATATCTCCTAGGAGTTCTTCAGCGGTGAAACCCCAATTGAGAAGATCAGCGAAGTCAAATTCGTTGGAAAGGATATCGAAGTCAAATTCGCCTGTGTTTTTGTTATGGCGGATGTTAAGCTCTTCGGTCTCTTTGTCGTCAAGGGAACGGCTTGGAACCATGACATCTATTTCTTTGTAGCCGAGCTTCTTTAACATGCGTAGGCGTTGGTGGCCACCTATGATGACATTATCTGTGTTAATAAAAGGCTTATCGATAAGTCCAAACTTCTCAATGCTTTTGGTAAGGTGTGTAGCTTGATCTTTTGTGAGCTTGCGAGGATTCTTGGAGTATTCTTTAAGGTCTTTGATCTTACGTTTCTCGATGTGCCATTCGATTGTCATGATTATCCTTGTAAATGAAAAACCCCAACCTACGCAGTTGGGGAAGGAGCAGATGCTCTGAAAAACAACTTACGGTTGAGGTTATATCTGAGGGGTTGATTTTGTGTAAAGGGAAAGATTTCGCTTGCGTTAAAGTGCTATCGATAGTATAGTAAGTCATAACAAGCAATAAAAGGAGCGAAGCAAATGGTATATGTGATGAGCGAAGAAGATTATAGGAAGTTGCAAGAGGAGATAGTGTATCTGAAGGACTTCGCAAAAGGTTTAGAGGCTTTGGTTGATAGAGCGGGAACTGAAGATGAAGGAAATTGGTATAGTGAATCAATGGCATATATAGATAGCATAGAGAATTTAGTAGATTATGAGATTACAGAACCGGACTATGAAAGTGAGGTGGACTAATGAATAACGAAAAAGAAGATAGTTTAGAAGAGCTTTTAGTTAAAGCTAACGATTATGATGTTTTAAGTTTGTATGTTTTCGCGCATATGAATGGTCTTGATATGTCGATAGAAGCAATAAAGAATGAGATAAGAAACCGTAAATTAGTAAGGGAGTTTAAACGATGAATAAGGATTTGGAAGAGTTAGAGATCGAGGCGCATCGCTTAAGTGGAGTTGCGTTCCGCATAAAGCAAAGGCGCCTCGAATTGGAAAGGATCGTGATAAAATTACTAGATGATGAGTTTGAAGTCCAGGGTGAATATGAAAATTTGGTAGATAAGATATATTCGATAAAATGGGAGAAGGTAGAAGTTTAAAAATGTCTAGAGATTCAGCAACCTAGAAATTTTCCTCTACATTGTGTAGGGGTTTCATCTTAAAAATCGCTTAAGTAATGAGACTAGATCACCTTATCAGGCCGCGATTTTCCCTCGTCGATGTGACGGGGGTTTTTTCTAGGTGGTAAATGGGAATTGTGAGAGAGATAAGATAAAATCTCAAACATTCAACGTCTAAAGGTTTTTGCCTGGCTGCGTGCCAGGGTTTTTTATTTTAGCACTTGGCCTTCATTTTGGCCTTGGCCTTGTCGACGATCTTGTCGTTTTTCTTGTCGGCCTTAAGCAGGGACTTTTCTTGTTTAACAACCTTTTGGGTGTCCTTAGTTAAACGCTTTATTTTCTTATCCATGGAATCCTTGTAGTATCCTAGTTCGTAAAGGTATAGGTCATCGAGGGTTACGTTGGCTCGAGACATTACTTCTTCTTGGCTTTCTCACCTTCGGCTTTACGTTTCACGGAATAGGCGATTGCTAGGCTTTGAGCTTTTGGTTTTCCAGCTTTGAGTTCTTCTTTAAGGTTGCTTTTGAATGCTGGTTTGCTGCTGCTTTTTTTGAGTGGCATTATTTGGTAACTCCTGGGATTGCAGGGATAGGTGTTAAGCTCACAGGGACGTTGATGTTAGGGCTTACAGTGGGAGTAGTAGCCTGGGATTCTTCTTCGGTGTCATTGGCTCCGGCTTCGCTATGGCTCATGGTCATGCTAACGGTGCAGGAGTTAAGTACGAGTAGGGCGACGATGAAGAGGATGCCGACCATGAGTAGTATGGCCGTCCCGACAAGGAAAGGTTTCTGTTCATGATCCATTTTGCGCCTTTGTAGGAATATATTTAACATAAATTAATCCTCATTTTCGGAGTAAATGAAATCTGAAAAAAGTTCTTGGTGAACGCTGATTATCCGGTCTATCACTTCTTGAGTTATGACGCAATCTGGAGTATCTTCAGAGCCTATGAATTGGTTGTATTGGTGGGTGAGGTAGTCGTAAAAGTATTGGACGCGTGCGACGAGTTTGTCATGGTTTTGCTGTTGGATGATGGGGACGATGAATTGGTCGTAGTCGGGGGTGTGGTCGCCATTTAGATGGGGCTTGTTGATGTTAGACAAGATCTTTGCCTCCGAGTTGAGTCATTTTACAGGTAAGCCAATGCTTTGCGTCGGTCATGGTCTTGAAGCCTGATTTCCAAATTTCTTTTCCTTTTACGCCAGTCATTTGAAGACGGACGCAGAAGGTTTTCTCCTCGTATGTGTAATAATCGATTTCAGTAACAAAATCTAGGTTAACCCATTCTCCGGATTGGATGCGAATGAAAGTCATTGTGTTATTTTTCCGTAATGTTTTTCTATAGGTTTATGTTTTCTCCAATAACCAGGAAGAGTAATATAATAATATAAATGTTTAAAACCGATTCCATCATAGTAGCAAATAGCAATAAAATCTTCGCTTTTATTATTATTGCAAACTTCATATAAACCGTCTTCTGATGGAAGTTCTTCGCTGCATTTGATCCAAGTCATTGTGTTTCCTCCACTGTTATTTCTACTCCTGCGACTTCGTTTTTGGCCGGTCTTCTTTGCAAGGCGCTAATTTTTATGCCTGGGTGCCTATCGGCTTGGCCGGGCGCTTTTCCGGGCACCAGAAGCGAGCAAACGGCATCAGCGACCCATTTTAAAGACATAGGTAGATTCTCGAATTCATCTAACATGCGAGGAGCCACGCGGCATAGGGTCACGAGTACGGGCAATTTTATCCCATTCAGCGGCTGTCGTAAGATTAGGGTTACTGACTGCTGTTGGATTTTGTGGCGTTTGTTCTTTTCCGTCCAATGCTCGCTTCGCATTTTGCCGTTCTTTCCCCGGGATTTCTTGCCGTTCGCTTCGCTGACTGTCCGAATTGGGAGGAACACTTTTATTGTCGTCATAAACCTGAACTCCGCATATCAGCTCTTTGTTTATCCACCAACATTGAAAGAAAAACCCTTTACAATAAGGATCTTGTAAATCTTTCATGAATTCGGCGCAATTGTCTTTTGTGACATCGAAAATTATGCCTATAGCCTGGAAGTGGATAGCGAGCTTAAAAGGTTCAATATTTGGAAGCTCCATGCTTGGCTGAGGCTGCTCTATTGCAGGACTGAACCAGGAGGCGATTCTTTTTAATCCACTTAGTAGCGACCCAGATGTGGCATTCTTTGCAATCTGATCTTGTCTTTCCTCTACTGACATAGAACTCCGTTAGGTTAAGCTTGCGTTTACATTTAGAACATTTCTTAAAATTCTTGGATTCTTCGATCATCACCTTCAAACCTAAAACATTTTCCGGAAGCAATTCTACTTGTAAAGGCATCTCCGAATTTCTCTCTTATCTGCTTGGCGTTTAGGTTGGTTGTTATAATTGTCCCTGCTTTTTTTGTATAGCGTTTGTCGGTTATTGCATAGAGAAAATCCATAAAAGCTTCTGTTGGCGTTCTTGTGCCGATATCGTCCAAAATTAAAAGCTTATAAGCGCAATATTTCTCGATTATCCCTAATGCGTTTCCATAATCTTGAATTTCTTTTAGCCATTCAAGGGATAGAGCGGCTTGGGATATAAGCCTTTTATCGCCAGGATCGCAAGCAAAGTCGTTTAAACAAGCATTAGCAAGAAAGGTCTTACCTGTTCCATTCTTGCCGGCCAAAACAACAAAGCCGATAGGCAGTTGAGAATAAGACCGGAAGAATTTAATTACTTCTTCAGATTGAGTACATTGTTCCACGTATGACTTTTGGGGAATTAATGGGCCTTGAGATGTTTTAACTTCCTGGTAACGAGAAATGCCTCTGGAATTTCTGATGATGCATTCATAATTTTTGCATGACCAAGTTTGAAGATGGGGAATATAGAAACCTGATTTTCCTCCGCATTGATCACATGTGATTTCATTTCCTTGAGTTGGTTTTGCTAAAGGAATTTGATAGCCTTGTTTCATGATATGCAAGATTATTTTTTCGTTCGAGCAATCAGGAAGAACATCACTAAGATACTTTTTGCTGACTTCGGCAATAGTTTTCATTAAAACCTTCCATCGTGAGGGGAAGTTACAGGGCTTCCGTCAACATTCTGTGTCCTGCGGTCAACGCCTGAATGGTAGGTCTTTGTTGGTGCTAATTGCTTGAGCGCTTCCTTGTGAACCCATCCTCTTTGTTTTAAAGCTCCATAATCAGAAGGGTAATGTTTTTGCTCACGAGTGTTGTAAGCATCAAGAATGTCAAGCATAGTATTTGCTAAAGTATCGCCATTGATGTGAAAAAACTTATCGCGTTCTTCGATGGTCAATTCAACCCATTCGCGAATCAGGATTTTTTCTTTTATTATTTTCTTTTTCTTCTTCTCTTCCTTATCTTCTTTATCTATCTTATCCTTTTGTGGGCTAATCTTGGGCCAATCTTGGGCTAAACCTGGGCTAAATTTTGGGTTTACCTGTTTTTGAAACAGAGCGTAAGTATCTGAATGTTTTATAGTTATTATAGTTTTTGTGTGGGCTATTTCTTGGGCCAAAAATCCGCACCTCGTAAAACGGTCGATTGTTTGCCTTACTTCATAATCTTTAGCTTTTATGTATTCCGCAAATCCTCTTCTTGTCATTAAAAGTTGCCCCGGTTTTAGAATAACAAGGACGCCTTTGTCATCTTGGGTGCATTCTCCAAAACACATACTTTCTATCAAATGAATTAGTATCATACGATGTGTCAAGGGGGCGGATAAAAATTTCGGATCTTCCAGAAGCGATCTAGGAATCTGGATAAATGGAATCTGAGGAGGTTTTGCTTGAGTAGAATTAGGAGTAGTGTTATCGTTTAACACTCTCTCGATTTCGGACATAGCTTAGCGGCCTTTTCCCGAGATAGATTGAGTTGACAAAAAGATAAGCCAGACGTTACTATGTGCTTATCTTTCATCGGATTTAGTTTGTGTCTAGTCTCCCGGGAAGTTGAATAGACACATGCGGTAAATATATGTAGTCAATGTTTAATTGACAAGCTTAAAAAGCGAAAAGGGCCGGCAATCGCCGGCTCTTTCTTTTTACGGTTGAGTGTCATCCTTCCACTCCTCGCCAAGTTTGTTCCATATATTCCTAATAACCTCTTCATCTGGAAGGTATATATCTAAACTAACGCCGCCATTTGAAGGGTGATATCTTTCGCAAAATTCTCGTTGATTAGACACAATGCTTTTTAACCAGTTCCACTCATCTTTGGTAAGCTCAATCTTCATGGTTTATCCTATAATGATTGCTTGAAAACTTCCGTCTTCATTCAAATATGGTTTTAAAAAACTTCCTTGGCCCAGTCTTTTTGTGTTTCGTTTTAATATTTTAGGAATGGTCTTATAAGATTTATCACATGATTTACAAATCTGTCATTTCTTTTGATATGTCAAAAAAAGGCATCACATATTCTTTAAAATAAATTAATAGGTTTAAATGATGGTGAGGAATAAGGATAGATGCTTGAAAATCACTAATATCATTCAATTCATACGAAGCCATTAAATAAAATTCTTCAGATTGACAATCTGTTACTTCATAAACCCAGACTTCAAAATTAGGATGGCCAGGATTTTTTATATGTGTAGGAAAAGTCCATGCGCCATATGAATTTGATGTACCTTCGCAATAATTTGTGCAATGCCGTTTGAGAAAATCTTCTGTTGTCTCTTCTTCATGCCATTCAAATACGCGATATCGATCATCATCGATAAAAGGTATCATTATGTTTTTTTCTGTCAGTACGACAGGTTTAAACCATTTCATCCTTCCACTCCTCGCCAAGTTTATTCATTATACTTGTTTTAACATCGATTAATTTTTGCATTTCGTCTTGAGTTTCGGCATAATCACTTAAACGTGCATCCCAAAAAGCAATCTTTATAATAACCCATTCCTCTTTGGTAAGCTCAATCTTCATTCGACCTCATCTGATTTCATTTTGTAGCCATACCAAATCGTTTTCTTTTTAAAGCATTTGCATTTAGTGCATTGGTAAACAATGATAAGATCAACGCTAAAAGGAAAAGCATCAAGCTTTTTCCACTTATGGCCTGTGAGCCAGCATTTAATCCGCTTTAGCATCTTTCGACCTCCAATGCGTCACATCATCTAATCGTTCGTAACTTTTAGCATTCCACCAGTGACTCAATTTGTGTCCATAGAATGCCGTCCAGGCCATTTTATCAGGATAAAAGAAAGCATCCATTTCTATCCCATCTTCTAGATTGATTAATAGCTTTATGATAACTTTCCATTTCATCAAAACATTTTTGCTCATCGTCCCAGAATATTTCCATCATTCTACCTCTTCATGTTCTCTAAGTTGATACTCATGGAAAAACTCATCATCGATCGTGATGCAACCGTCCCAATGAAAGCTTATCTGTAAGTCATAGCTCGAATACCATTGATCCATCACAGCCATAACCTGCTTATAGGCAATCTTTGCAATGGCCCTTTTTTGTAGGTTGTTCATTCGACCTCTTCATATTCTTCATAAATAAAAGTTAATTTACATTTATCGCAAATCCAATAGTCGGGATTTTGCGGCCAATCTGAAGGACAAAGAATATATATTCCGCCACAATGACATTTTAGAAAGTCACCAATCTTCATTCATCCTCTCTAAATTTGTAATTGGGAAATTTCTCGCATAGCTCCTTAAAAACCTCCTCGGTAACATCCTTAAATTCGTGTTCCGTATATGTGCTTACATCATTGACAACTTCGAAATTGCAACCCTGTGTGTTTTTCATAAACAACATGCAAGGTAAAGGGTGTCCTGGGTAATAAACACTTGGTGTTTTATCAGCATAGCTTTTGGGTGCCCACATTTGTTCTTTAGCGTAATAATCAACTGCGAACCAGTAGATACCCATTATTCGGCCTCAGGAGGTTTAGGTTTTTCAATCGGTTTAACATTTTCTTCTGCTTTTAATTGCTTTTCCAATTCTTGCTTATATTTCTGGCAACGATCACACTTGCACTTGTCCATGCGGCGAATTGCTTCTTTAATTCGTACTTTATCCATCCTGCCTCCAGAATTTCACTTTCCATACGGGACATAATCGTGGAAATTCTAATGAAAATTCATGACAGACAACTTCATATTCTCGTTGCCTTAATGGCCCAGGTTCTCCACAACAAATTTCGAAAACTCCGAGTTTAATATCGTTAAAATTTTGAGGAGGCCAGGGCTTCCAGCCGTCATCTATCTTTTTGCTACCAGTATCTACCGAATTGGTAATTGGCTTTTCTGGTTCGGGAACATCTTTCGGTGGCTTGTAAATAAAATTGTAAGAATATTCCTTAACATTGGCGATAGCCCAAATGTTTATTTCTCCGTCTGGATCTGAGTTTCTACTTCTTTTCCAATTTTCAACAATTATTCCCCACTTCTTCAGTGCTTCTTCTTTATTCATAAATTCCCATCATTATTTCTTTCATTACGCTCTTTGGACTCCATTCTGCTAAACCTAATAATGCCTCCCGTATTTGAAATATGGGGTCGTTTTTTCGCCTTTTCTTCACACGCTGCATTGTATTCAACTTCTTCAGTCTTCTTCCGCTCATAAAGCTCCTCGTATTCTTTTAATAGTCTGTCAAAATCTCTTTGCCTGCCAACATCCTGAATCCTGATCTTTTTCTTTGAGAATGTAATAAGTTCATTTTTGTATCTCAACTTTCTTTCTAAATATGTCTCCAAAAGATAACGATTAAATAGTTGTGAGATCGGAGGAGATAGGTTATTAATTGGGGTTATTTTCGTCACTCTCTCTTTCCATATCTTTCATTACTCATGTTTGTCATTTCTTCTTCTCCTTAGATCTCTTATTCTTCAAAGCAAGCATCTGTAGATCCCAGCCTTTTACTTCGCCTTTAGTAGCCCGCTCTATTGCCAAGGCCGTCGCAGCATCCGGCACTACGTGATAATTGACAATCCGACTAAGCTGCGTGAAATGCCACCCTAGCTTATCTGCAAGGTACTGATGCGTAAAGCTAGCGTCCTCCTTGTTTTTGCGGGAAAGCCATGTTTTCAATTCCATTAATCCTCCTGATCTGGTTCTGGTAGTGTTGGGATCGACATCCAATGCGTCGATATTGAATCAATGCCAAATGATTCCATCTGATTCATGGTAAATTGCTCTTCACCTTCTTCTTCTGTTAACTTTCCTAACGTCACTTTACCTTCGTAAGCATCGCAGCAAAGCACTATCTCATTGAGTGGCGGCAAGTCATCATTCATTGATATCCATTCCATTTAACCCCCTTTGTTGGTGTCAAAAGCTAACACAAACTTTCTTTTGCGTCAAGTACTTGAGCTAAATGTGTTTTTTGTTGTTGCGTCGAAATGCTAACTTGTGTTATGGTAATTGCATATTCAAAAGGAGGCCTATGATACGAACTGAATACAACATGTACCTGGCGCAGCTAAAGAAGCTTCAAAAGACAAAAGCTCATATCGAACGCGAGAAGCGTTTCGAGATTCAAAGACTTAAAACAGTTAACCAAGAGAGAAAACATGTCAGGTAAAAATGAAATCGTTCCATTCGATCTAAACAAAGAGCTTTCGATCATCGAACAGGTCGTCATGCAAGGCGATCTTTCAAAGCTCAACCCCGAGCAGAGGGTGACCTACTATAGGAAAGTATGTGACAGTGCAGGACTTAATCCTTATACCCGCCCTTTTGATTACATAAGCCTGAATGGTAAGCTAACCCTTTACGCCAAGAAAGACGCTACAGAGCAATTGCGTAAGCTTAACGGCATTTCTATTGAGCGTTTAGATTCCAAGGTTGTTGACGATCTGTATATCGTTACGGCGGTAGCCAGATCTAAAGACGGTCGTACAGACCAGGCAACAGGAGCAGTAGTTATCGGACACCTCAAAGGTGATGCCAAGGCCAATGCGATCATGAAGGCAGAAACTAAAGCGAAGCGCAGGGTAACCTTAAGCATATCGGGCATGGGTTGGACTGATGAAACAGAAATCGAGACAATTCCAACGGCCAGATCTGTGCATGTTGACTTAAGCACAGGTGAGATAAAATCCGAGGTTAAAGAAATAGCACATGTTCCACGTGTAACATCCGAGCAAGCTTCTGAATTAGCTGATGTAATGTCAAGAACTTCTGTGGCATACCAAGCTAAGATTGGGGCTGCTATGGACGCAAGGAAATGGAATAGCTACGCTGATTTCACGCCTGAGGTTTTCAACATCATTTATCCTCAGGCTTGCGCTAACCGCGACGAGCTACTGAAAAACGATGGACTCGAAGAGGTGCAGGAATGAAGTTTGAATATGCTATGGAATGCCTAAGACAAGGTCAGGCGATTTGGCGACAATTAGATCCAGAAAAAGGATATTTAAAAGGAAATGTAGATCAGGAAGGAAATATAGGACCAATTTATGGAAGCTTCTATATGACGATTTACGATGTTTTAGCTAACGACTGGACAAACGATGAATATCCCAAAGATGAGGTGCAGGATGCCTAAGCGGATGATGCTCGAACAAGGAAGCCCATTATGGCATGCCTTTAGAAAGAAACATCTTGGAGCTAGTAACGCGGCCACCATTATGGGATATGGTTATAAATCTGCAAATTGGCTTTTCGAATGGTTCCTTGGTCTTAAGCCGGACGAAGAAGAAAATCATGCTATGCGCTTCGGAAAGGAAACCGAGGCAGAAGCACTCAAAGTCTATAACATCTTAAAAGGAATAGATTTTGAACCTGAAGTTTTTGAAAGTGATTCGCATCCTTTCTTAAGTGCGTCTATGGATGGCGTTGCCTTTCTTGGAAAAGGAATTCCAGTTATGGCGGTAGAGATCAAGTGTTGCCAATCGTTAATGCATTCAAGACTTATGGAGGGTGATTATCACGCGCGACATTACGCGCAATGCCAGCATCAAATGTTTGTTTTAGACTTGCCTAGAATGGACTTGTTTGCTTATTCTCCTACGTCTCATAGGATAATTCAGATCGAAAGAGACCAAGCATACATAGATGCTTATCTAGAAAAAGCTTTGGCATTCTGGTCTTGCGTTCAGAATCTTGAAAGTCCTGAGCAGGCGCCTGTCGAAATGGAAGATAATAGCGAATGGGGTTATTCCGCCGATTTATATAAAGGTGCCAAGGAACTGCTTAGGAACGCCGAGGATAACGAGAAATACTATCGGGATAGGCTGATAGAGCTTGCGGACGGAAGATGCGCCAAGGGTCACGGCGTGAAGCTCACGAAGATCGTTTCACGTGGAACAATAGATTACCCTAAGCTTTGCGCTGAAATGGGCTTCGATCCCGAACCATACCGAAAAGAAAACAAGACCATGTATAGGATTACAAATGACAAGCCTTCAGTATGATTTATTTGCCCAGGGTGATGCTCTTTTGCTTATCGAGATCCAACAGGTCAAGAAGAGCAAGGATAAGCTCAGAAAAGCAACTTATGCCACTATGGGCGAGCTTGCGAAGCAGATTGCATACCTAAGCGAAGTTAATGAGCAGCTCAAGGCTGACATCGAAAGGATCGAAAACTTGCTACTTAAGGCTAAGGAATGAATACAGAAGAAAAAGAACTACGAGAGAAAATTAAGTTAATTGCTCGCAATTATGGTGAAGCTTTGCAGGCGATAGAAACGATGTTAGGTATGTCTGCGACATTGACATTATTTGCCGCGGTTAATGCTACTGTTATCAAAAAAACCTCTACTGAACTTTATGCTATGGCAATAACTGCATCTTATATGATCGCTGCATCTGGTGATAGAAGTAGGATTGAAGGTTTTAGCAGATTAAATCTTGGAAAGATTGAGAATATCGATGATAAACTTGATCTTGTTTTGAATTACCTTAATGAAGTCCGTGAAGATAGACTGAAGACTAAGGTATAAACACAGGCGCCCTAGGCGTATAAGGAGAAATGACGCGCCAAGGATGGCGCAATTTTTGCTTTTCCTTGGGCTTGCGCTCCAACCAGAGTTTGCGATAGTCTGGGAGTTTCTTGACCATTATACCTTTCAATCAACCCCTAAAAAGGCATTAAACCATGAAGATGTTGTTCATTAATCTCATTCTACCATTAAAATTATTTTGTTGCGATATCTGCATAGAAGAATTGCAAAGGAGTCTAGAGGAGACGAGATATTGGATACGGATTTACGAAAATGGCATTGAAAGTGCTTCAGACGTTCAAACTCTCATGTATCTTAAAGGCCTTGAAGCAGGAGAGCAAGAATCGTTAAATATAATCATGAAAAATCATTTATGGGGTCTTCCAAGTGGCGAGCATTTATGAACGCAAGGGATTAGTTGAACGATATAGAGTCAAGTTCAGGATAAAAGGACTGAAATTCTTTTGCCTAACTTTCGATGATTATGATGCTGCTTGCGAATGGGCAAAAAAACATGAAAAATCATATCTTATCGATCCTGAATATTATCATGCTTGGAAGATTGAATTATTCCTAAAGATGCAGAAGAAAAAGCTGATGGTCTTAAATCATATCACAAGACCGAAATTCTATCATAATAATTGATTATTAAACATATTCTGTAATCACGCATATACCTTTAAATCCTGCGCCCCCTGCTACCGCTGCAGTTCCTGTTGTGCTTGCTCCACCAGAACCCCCTCCACCATAAGAAGTCCCGTTAACTCCAACGGAACTAAAAGGTACAGATCTTGCACCACCTCCAAAATATGATGAACCTCCGGCTCCTGAAATAACTAATCCAGTGGAAGAAAATATAGATAAACCAGCCCCGCCAGCCATGCCAGTAATTCCAAAGTCTCCTGAAGCTACTCCTATTCCACCTAAACCACCTGAAACAGATCCTAAAATACCAGCATTACATAAAGCTCCTCCTAATCCACCATTAGCTTGTATAATTGCTCCAAATACAGTATTTCCACCAGCCCCCCCTGTTCCTGGCGTATTTGCACCTGCTAAACCTGCTGCACCAATTGCAACACTTTGATTAGCTCCTATTGTAGAAGCAGAGAATGTTTGTCTAACATATGCACCAGCCCCACCACCACCACCTGCGGCAGATTGTACAGCGGAACTTGCTGCTGCACCACCACCACCTGCGCCACCACCAACTATTTCAACGGTGCAATATTTCATGCCAGGTGTAGGCGTATATGTTCCTGTTGATGTGAATACCTGAACAACTGTTTTTTGAAAGGACGAAGCGATTAAAATTGTCTGTGTAGTCGTATTGATTGTTGAAGATGTTCCGGTAAAAACAATTTCTCCATAAAGAATCGTTCCTGCTCCTGTAATCGCATTTGTGTTCGAGCTATTGATTGATGAATTCGTTATCGTTACATTACTCCCAGTTCCAATAGATATTGTGGATGCTGATGTTGATTGCAGACTTGAATTATTTATTGAAGACGAACCTGTGCCTACGGTAGTCAAAAGTGTATTACCAGCATAAACCCATGCGCAATTTGTTACGACAACTGATCCGGTAGATGATGTTGTGATATCAAGCCCAGACATATCGCAAGCATTAAATTGGGCTGTTGTAACTGCAATAGTGGATGCTGAAGCCGTAGCCGATAATTCAAAAATGCAACTTTGGAAATTCAATGGCCCTGTTGTAACTGCAAAAAGCAAATTTGTTGATGTGCTATAAAAAGTGCAACTATAAAATTCTACATTAAAATTAGCACTATTAAAAGTCATCCCGGTTGCATTATTGGCATAAACAGAGCAATTATTGAGTATCAAATTACTTGTGTTTGATCCTGATGTTGCTAAAGCTGCGGCACTATTAG